GCCGCCACCCGTGCGGACGTGGACAATTACTTTGGGCGCATCAGCGATGCCGTCCCGCAGCAGCGCTACATGCTCCACACGCAGGAGCTAATCGACTCTTGGCTCATAGATATGAAGCTCTGCATCGCGCAGACCATGGCGCTGGCGCAACAGTATATGACTCCCGAGGAGGTCGCGCGCATCACCGGAAATGCCCAGTTGGCATTCAACGCATCGCCCCAAGACATCCGGGGCCGCTTCGACATTACCGCTGAGTTTGACGCGCGCCTCCTCGACAACGAAGCACTGGGCGCCAAGCTCGACTACCTCGCCAAAGTGCTTGTCCCGCTCGACAGCTTTGGCGTCATCGACCGCGCCGGCTTGGTCAAATACATGTTCCAAGCCGTAGACCCGAATCTCGCTGGCCTCTTGGTCCAAGACATCGGCGCCGCCACCGCCGCCGAGCAAGAAGACGAACAAACCGCCTTCGCAAAAATCGCCGCAGGCACCGAACCCCCGCTCAAGGAGGGCGGCCAAAACGCCCAAGTCCGCCTGCAAACCTTGCAGCAAATCATTCAGTCGAATCCCGCCGTCCAACAGCGCTACGCCCAAGACGAAATCTTCCGCAGCATGATCGACGCGAGAGCACAAGCCTTCCAATTCCAACTGCAACAGCAGCAAAACGCAGTCATCGGCCGCACCGGCGCCCAGCCCGCGCTGCAAAAGATGGCGCAGGAACAGCAACTCGGCATGACCGCCCAACCCGCCGCCTAACCGTATGCACCCGAACATTAACGTCAGAAACGTCGCTGGCCTAAACATCCCCCAGCACGACTATCTCAGCATCTCGTATTACAGCGGCACCAACAACATCCAGACGGTCACCTACAAAGAAGGCGGCAGCGGCGGCCAGACAGTCGCCACGCTGACCTTCTCCTACACGACCAATCCGCCAAGCACTGACGATGCCTCGCTGGCGTCCGTTGCTCGCTCTTAAATCTCCAATTTCTAATTTGTAATGCCTTGGACGTTTAACCCCTTCTCCGGCACGTTCGATCAAAAAGGATCGGGCGGCGGAGGCGGCGCGTCCTATATTGACGGCGAGGTAGCGACCTATGCGGACCTTCCGCTAGACGGCTCGGCCGCTCTCAACAGCGCATGGCTCGTCCGCACAGCCAGCGGAGTCTGGCCGGTTAGCCGCAAGCAGGCGGGCATTTACATCCGCACGGCGACCGGCGGCAGCAGCAGGGACGCGGACTACACCTACGCTGGCACCATGCCGGACGTTTTTAGCGACTCGCAGTTTTTGCTGTATGACAACAGCGACAGCACGCGCAATCTCCAGTTCGACCTCGGCAGCATCACCACCGGCACCACCCGCACGCTGACCGCGCCTAACGCCTCGGGCCGCATCCAAGTCGAAGGCCAGCCCATCGGCAACACCACGCCCGCCGCAGGCACCTTCACCACGCTCGCGGCCAACAACGGCACGCTCACGGCGTCCGCGCCTGTGCTGGATCTGGCGCAGACTTGGAATGCGGCTGGCGTTTCTTTCGTCGGTCTTCGTTTCGATGTTACGAACACGGCAAGCGCAACAGGCAGTAGGGTATTGCACTTCACGGTTGGCGGAACTAACAACCTCCTCGGCATCTATCGTGACGCCTCTGGTTTTTCAGCATCGCCGCGCTTTGAGATCGGATCTTCTGGCGTTGCTTGGAACATCCGCACCCGCACTGGCGGCGGCGTTGGGTGTAATTTCTCCGACATCGTAGGATTAGGCTCCAGCCTTCAATTCGGCGTTGGCAGCGGAACGACCGCAGGGGATTTAATCTTGCAGCGCGATGCCGCCAACATATTTGCCCAAGTCAACGGAACGAACGCGCAAGAGTTCCGAGTCTACAACACCTTCACCTCCGCCACGAACCACGAACGCGGCTTCCTCAAGTGGAGCAGCAACGTGTTTCAGATCGGCACGGAGAAGGGGTCAGGCGGCGGGACGGCGAGGAATCTGCACTTTCAAACTGATGGGTCGACGCGGCTCTACATTACTACTGGCGGCAACATCATTATCGGCAACGGAGATGGAACCACACAAGCAAGCTCCGCTCTTGTCTGGCAAGGAAATGCGCGGATAAACGCAACAAATACTCTTACTGGAGTTATCACTCTTGGAAACCGCGACAACGATGGTTTCAATCGACTTCAGTTTGGAGGCACAACCAGCAGCTTCCCCGCGCTGAAACGTAGCAGCACCGTTCTTCAATCGCGTCTCGCGGACGATAGCGACTTTGCTCCGCTCCAAGGTCAGCTACGCACTCACGCCAACGCCGTCACCGAAACAATCACGGCAGACAAAACGCTCACCCTCTATGACGCCGCTGGCACGGCTTACAAGGTGCCATGCGTTGCCGCCTAATCTTATGCTAACCAACCCTAATCCCATCGAAACGCCCGCCGTAGCCGCCAAAGTCTACGACCGCCTCCACGTTTACAGTCTGTCCGCCATCCAGCCGACCATCGACAGCGGCAGCATCACGGTCGAACTCTTGCCCGCAACCGCAGACGGCGAACTCGCCAACGGTTCACTTGTCCAAAAGATGACCGCGCCGTTGACGCCAGAAATCATGCAGGCGGTTCCCGAACTCGCCGCCGCGTTTGCCGCAGTCCTCGCCGCGATTCCCGCAACCCAAGCCTACTTGGCCAGCCAGCAGGAGCAGCCCAATGAATAAGCAAGTCACACTCACGGAAGCCGAGGCCAAGGTCGTCATGCAGTGTCTCGATCTCGCCGTCAAAACCGGCGGGCTGAATGCCGCCGCGCAGATCCTGCCGGTGGCTACGAGCATTGAGAAGCAACTCACGGAGGAAGCACCCGCTGCTGAATAATGAGGACTGTCACCTTACAGTCTATTCTTTTGAGAGCATGGCAGCGCGTCGGCAACGATGCGTCCACCATCGACGCCATCCCATCCGGCGCCAAGACCATGATGGTCGCCGCCGCCAACGAACGCATCGCCGACTGCTGGGAGTGGGCCGACTGGCCAGAACTCATGCGCGTCGAAGAACGCACCGTCGAAGGCAACGACACGACCGGCTACTTCATTCCCTACGAGCAAACCGGCGAGACCGCCATGGGCGAGGTCTTTGGCGTTTTAAGAGACAACCCTGCAACCCACGCCGCGCCCCGCGCCATTGGCTATACGCTCCTCGGAGATGCCATTCGCTTCCCCGAAGACACCGACCTGCCGACTAGCGTCTGGGTCAACTTCCGCATCCGCCCGATAGACGTTCCGGCCCGCGTCCTCGCCATCGGCATGTCTGCCGCGCTGCTTGAGAACATCTACCCCGCCGTCATCGCAAAAGCAGTCGCACTCATGCTGACCTCCGATCTCCTCACCGAAGACGGACAGCTAGACAAAGCACTCGCCATGGAACAGCTCGCCGAGTCCGAGCTGATCTCGCAGCGCGACAAATATTATTTCCAACAGGGCCAACCCTCCATGTGGACCGCCCGCGTCAACCAATACTAAATTATGCACCCGAACACCCGCATCACCAACCGCACGTCCGGCAGCCAATTCATCGGCGACACCAACACCGTCACCGCTGACATTGTCTCCATCGACGTGATGACCGACACCAAGTTCCACACGCTGACCGGCAACCTCACCGGTGCCGCCAACGCCACCGAGGCCAGCGCCGCGCTCATCAAGGCAGGCACGACCCTCGACGGCTTCTTCAGTGCCATCAAGCTGCACAGCGGCACGGTCATCGCCTACCGCAAATAGTGAGGAGCCGGACGATGAGCCTGTCGTATTTTCATCACAACATGAGCACCACCGAGAAGGGTGTGCTTGGAACGGTTACTAGCATCGGCTCAAGCGTCTTCTCAATGCTCCCTCACCTAGAAACAACCCTGCGAGTCGCCGGTCTGTGTGTCGGCCTCGCGGTCGGCGTTGTCACCCTAATTTCGGTCCTTCACGACCTCCGCAAAAAACAGAAAGCAAACAAATGAGAAACTGGAAAACAACACTCCTCGGAGTCCTCACCATCATCGCAAGTCTCAGCACCGCTGGCCGCGAGTTCCTCGCCAACGGCAGCATCCCCGACCTCGGCCTCATCGCCGCGAGCCTGCTCGCCGGTTGGGGATTGATCGTCGCCAAAGACAACAACGCCCGCCTCTGACTCCATGAGCGCCCGCGTCACAAAACTCATTGCAGTTGCGATCCTCGCCGCGAGCTGGGCTGCTCTTGCGGCTGGGTGCGTAACGGTGGGCTACGACTTCATTAAGCAACAGGCCACCGTCACGTTCGACGCAAAGACTGTCAAAGAGCCAACCAAGTGATTCCAAAGAGCCGACCACAACAAAAGCGCGACGAGACGATGAAGCAGCTCAAGGCTGCCAACGTCAGCGATCCGGTGTGCTTGGTCGGCATTCGTGGCTACTACCGCGACTCGATGGGCGCGACCGGCAAAAACGACCGAGGCATCTACGACGACGCCATTATCCTTGTTTCGCCCAATGTCCACGCCGCCTTCAACGCCAACGTCGATCCGGCCCGCAGCGGGAAGAACCCCAAGGTCGGCAAAGGCTACGCATCCCTCAAGTCAGGCGTCTACCGCTACAAGCTGGGCAAGCACGGCATTCGGAGCGGCAACCCTTACAAAGCTCTGGTGCAGGGCGATGCAGTCACCGTCCAGCGCGACGGCGGCAAGGAAGAGACCGGCTTCTTCGGCATCAACATCCATCGCGGCGGAATCACCCGCACCAACAGCGAAGGCTGCCAAACCCTGCCGCCCGCCCAGTGGCCCGCCTTCATCTCGCTCGTTGAGTCCGAGATGAAAAGGAACAACGCAAAGACAGTCAGCTACGTTTTAACACACCCAAGAAAGGACATCGCCTAACATGGCCAAAACCATCTCCCAACTAACAGACGCAACATCAGTCGGCGCATCCGACGAGATCATCGTCCAACAATCCGGCGTCACCAAGCGCGCTACCGTGACCGAGCTGAAGGCGCAGGTTGCCACCATCGGCGCCAACGACATCACCGTAAGCGGGGCCAATCGTTCAATCACCAACACCGGCAACTTTGCGTTGTCGTTTGGGACAAACAATACGGAGCGGGTGCGGATTGACGCCAGCGGCAATACAGGAGTGGGCACCGCGTCTCCGGCCACCACCCTTGACGTAAATGGCGATGTCACCATCACCGATAAGATCATCCACAGCGGCGACACCAATACGGCGATCCGGTTTCCATCGAACGATACCCTTGCCATAGAGACTGCTGGCACCGAACGAATGCGCATCGACGCCATCGGCAATGTGGGGATTGGGACGACTCCAAGCCAAAAGCTCCATGTATTAACAGGAGTAAATCAATACGGTCTTTTTGTCAGCGACGGAACGCGCGAGGGAGGACTCGTACCGTCAAGCGCAACGGGCGGCTTGATTCTTTACAACAGCGTAGCGCAACCGATTGGCATTTGGACAAACAACACTGAACGCATGCGCATCGACTCCAGCGGGAATGTGTTAATCGGGACAAACAGTTCAACGCTGGGAAAGCTACAAGTAGAAGGCGGCCGATCAATCTTCGCTGCATCAAGCGAACAGTATACTGTTGGAGCTAAGTTCAGTGCAGCTGGCGGTGCCGTGTATTTCGGCGCGGCGAGCGCATCAGCCACCCCAGACGCTGTTATTTCGTCGGCAGGCGGGGCGACGCTGATGACGTTGACCAATGGCGGCTCTTTAAGAATAGAAGCTGGCGACCTTCTTGTAGCGTCCGACAAAGAAATAAATTTCAACTTAGGCAACGATGCAAACAACAGGATTTTGGTAAATTCAGTAACTGGAGCAATGGAGGTTCGCGCCTTTAACGGACAAAGGTTTTTCACCACAAATGGCGGTGACTCTGAGCGCATGCGCATCGACTCCAGCGGGAATGTGGGGATTGGGACGACCTCGCCAGACGCTGTTGGCCTTACGGTGGTAAAGTCTTCAGTTTTTAACAGTGGTATAAAAGTTCAAAACTCAACAGGATCCGGCGGGGTAATTCAGGGAAACCAAGCTGTAACGCTTTTCGGAGATTCAACGAATCCCGTAACGATTTTTACAAATAGCGCAGAACGCATGCGGATCGACTCCAGCGGGAATGTGGGGATTGGCGGCACGGCCAACGCTGCCGCCATCTTGGACGCGGCCAGCACCACCAAAGGATTCCTCCCGCCGCGCATGACAACCGCCCAGCGCGATGCCATTACGACGCCGCCAGCGGGCCTCATGGTCTACAACACGTCAACCAACAAGCTCAACTTTTACAACGGTTCCGCATGGGAAGCCGTGACAAGCGCCTAACCAATGCCCCTAGAAAGTCCAGTGCAGCGCGATGGTGACGCGGGTTTTGTCGGCTACGCCAGCCGCATGAATCCCCTGTCGCTGCCTGCTGGCATGCTTACCCTCTCGGAGAACATGCGACTGGACCGTGGCGTGGCGGTGACGCGCAAAGGCGCCAAGCGGATGGCGGCGGACATTGCGCTGGCCAACACCCCGCTGACCGTTCCCTTCGATCTGGCGCAGAACGAGGGCACCAACGATCCGGTGGTGCGCAGCATTTACACCGGCGGCGTGTTCGCCTCGGCGGTGGTGCGCTCGCCGGATGCGGTGAACAGCTTTGAGGCGGTGATGCTGGCCGCCCCCAGCTCGGCCTACATCGCCATCTTCGATTCCAGCGACCAATTCAGCGAGCAGTGGGGCGGCGGACCCATCTTGGTGACGAACTCGCCAAGCCCAGACGAGGTGCTTGTCACCAATACCGGCGAAGAGATTGTCTCTACGCTGCTGCCCAGCGAGCTAACCTATCCGGCGGGTGAAACCATCGAGCCGAGCGACAAGGCGAGCTTGGTGCAGGCTTACAATCGCATCTATCTGCTCCGCGAAGCGGACAGCAACCGCGACGGATGGCAGGCAAAAGGCATCGGATCAAGCGGTATCACCGTGAGCAGCACCACAGCCACGGTCAACCTGACCGGCCATGGATACGCCGCCGACGAGCGGGTGCGGATTGAGAACGGCAACGTGGCGGCGTTCGACGGCCATGAATACATCGTGGCGGGCGTGACTGATGCAGACAACTTTACCATCACCGTGCCCGCCGGAACGGCCAACGATACCGCCTCAACAATTACGGTGCGGCGAGTGAAGGCTCCTCTCTACTGGGATCTCGACCCAACGACCGACTTCGTCCGCAGCCCTGCCGGTATTCCGGCGGCTGGCCCCAGCTTCCGCGCCCTGCCGTCCGTGGCGTGGGCGACCTACAGCAACGGACGCCTCATCGTGCCCAACGGCCGCGACGGCGTGTTGCTTTCGGACTGGAACGATCCGAATGTCTACGATCCCTTCTTCCAGAGCTTCCGCGCCAATAAGGGCAGCAATGACTTCATTGTGGCGGTCCATCCTTGGGTGGAGGGCAGCTTCCTTGTGTTTATGCGCAAGTCGATCTGGCTGGCTACGGTCAACCAGTTCTCATCAACGGACGGAGCCGACTTCAGCGTGGACAACCCGATTAGCAAACTGGAACTGCTGACCGATGAGGTCGGTTGCGTGGCGCGCAACAGCATTCAAACAGCCGGTCAGTTTGTTTACTTCCTTTCCGACAGCGGCGTCTACCGCCTTGATGCGCGCTTGGATCTCAAGCTGCGCGGCGACACCCGCCCACTATCCGACCCGATCAGCGACCAGCTTGAGGCGCTAGACCCCGCAGTAACGGCCAAGGCAACCGGAGTCTGGTTTAACAACCGCTATTACTTGGCCGTGCCGCAGACCAGCGAACAAAACCCGAGAGCGTGGCTGTTTAGCTACTCGGCGCTAAATGACCAGTGGGAGACGCGGGACGAGTATGGATTCGGCATTGAGAACATTTTGATCGCAACAAGTGGCAATCAGCGCCGCGTCATGACAACCAGCCAAGCGGGAACAATTTTTGTCTTGGACGAAAAAGAGGCGCCGGACGATTCGCCCAACCCCGCCGTGATTAACAACGAGTGGATGACCGGTCGGATTAAAACGCGGCGCTATGGCATGAACCAAATGTTCACCAAGCGATTCCTCCGCGCGCTGAGTGATGTGGTGCTTCCAGAGGGCGCGCAGGTGCGCGTGTTGGCCAACGCCTACAATCCTGACGCCCGCATTGAGTTGGTTCCGGGCAAGACCAACGACGGTGTCGGCGAGGAAGACTACACTCTCAAGCAACCGATTCGGCGCAAGGCGCACTACATGGAACTGGAATTTGAAACCGTCGAGGGACGGCCGGAGATCCGCAACGTCTCCATCGAGGCGGCGATGCCTTCGGCGTCTCCCACACTGACAAGGAACGAGGAATAACTATGGCAAATATTGCAGTCACAAAAGGATACGAATGGACATCGGGCGAGACCGTGACCCCGACCAAACTCAACAGCGCGGCGACTCCGGTTGTGGCGATTAGCGGCATCGTCAACGCAGACGTGGATAGCAACGCGGCTATCGCACTAAGTAAGCTCGCCACCGGAGCGCTTCCGTCTGGCATTACCGTTGCCTCGGCCAACTTGGTGGACGGCACGATTGTCAACGCCGACATCAGCGACGGAGCCGACATCTCCATGAGCAAGCTGGCGACCGGCGCCCTGCCAAGCGCTATTACCGTGTCATCTGTCAATCTGGTCAACGGCACGATTGTCAACGACGACATCAGCTCCGTAGCCAACATTGATATGAGCAAGCTGGCGACCGGCGCCCTGCCGACCGCGATCACCGTGGCCTCGGCTAATCTGGTCAACGGGACCATCGTCAACGACGACATCAACTCAGCGGCGGCCATAGTCCACAGCAAGCTGGCCAACATTACGTCAGGGCATGTGCTTTTGGGCAACGCCATCAACGTGCCGACAGCCACCGCCTTGAGCGGCGACATAACTGTCAGCAACACCGGAGTGACAGCGATTGGTGCGGGCAAGGTGGTCACGGCCATGATCGGCGACGACCAAGTTACCAACGACAAGCTCTCGCTGGCGGCCAACGACGGCGAAATCAAAAAGGCGCTAAACGCCGACAACGCCCCGCCAATCTTTGCGTGCAGGGCTTGGGTAAATTTTGATGGAACGGCAGGATCAACGGTCGATGGAGAGTTCCGCTGCACTATTCGCGCCAGCGGAAACGTGAGCAAGGTGGTTCGATCGGCGACAGGCACGTTTGTAGTGCATTTTTCTACAGCGATGCCTGATGCTAATTATTGTTTTAGTGGCGGGACAACAGGAGTTACGACAACCAATGCTAGTCGAACTGTCCTTTTGAGCGGGACAGATACTGATGGCGCGACAAACAAAACCTCGTCTTCAGTAACGATTGTTGTCGGCAGCTCTTCATCAGGTGTCTTGGTAAACATGAAGGAAACTTCTTTTGCAGTGTTCCGATGACCCCATGGCAACGCGCAAAACAATGGCAGGAAGAGAACGATGCCACGGCAACATTCGAGGAGCTGCTGGGATGGCACTTGGCCAATGGACTTGTCCACTCTACGCCGCAGGTCTTTCTTCTGGCCGCCGAGACGCGGTGGAATGCGGAGGAGCAACGATTTGAAGCCGGTGAGCCTAACTGCTGGTTCGTGCGCTTGGCTGCTGCTGTTGGCCATGCAAACGCTGTTGGGGAGTTTATGCGCGTGGCGAGTCGCCCGCAGCAATACGCGGCATGGTGCCGCCGTGGGAGCTTTGAACCCAGAGTATACGACTGGAATAAACTAACTAAGAAAGTAGGAGGACAATAATATGGGTGGAGGAGGACTTTTTGGAGGAGGCAGTGGAGGCGCGACATTCAACGTGCCGCAGCCGCCCAAACCGGAACCGATTGATTACGAGGCGATGTATGGCGCGGCCCGCAAATACGGGAAGCTCATGCTCGGCGACCAAACTGAAGCCGCGCTTGCGCTGTATCCTCAGATGGTCGAACGGCAGTTCGGAACAGCCGACGAAATGGCCCGCCGTCTGGACAACGATTATTTCCGTCAGGCGCGTGGTATAATTAGCGACGAGATGCAGGCGGCCGGAGGGCCGAGCGCGATTGAGGCAGAGCTTCAGCGCCGCGCCGTCAGCGACCTTGAGGCTGGCCCGACCGCCGCAGACCGCCAGATCCAAGCGGCGGGACTGGGGGCCATGGGCGTGCGAGCAGATCAGGTGCGAGCCAGACAGATCGCCGCCGACCAAGTCGGACAAGGAACGCTCGGCCAGTCCCTCATGCAGCAGGCAATCGAAAGATCGCAGAGCGGCGGAAGGTTGTCCGCAGATGCCGAGCGTGACGCGGTGCAGTCTGCGCGTGGCGCAATGGCCGCTCGCGGACTTGGCGCCGGAAGCGGCAGCATGGCAGCAGAGATGCTTAACCGCGACCGCTTCGCCCGCGCCCGTCAGGCTGAAGATGTGGCGTTTGCGCAGGGCGTGCAGGGCCAAGACCTCACGCGACAATTCCAAAACGTGCAAAGCCGCCTCGCGGCCTCGCAGTCAAACCAAGACGCATCGCTGCGGGCTGGCATGACTAACCAAGCGGCGAACATGAACCAGCTTGCCGCCAATCGTGCGTTTATGATTGGTGCGCGTGATTCCGTTTTGAGTGCCGAAGATGCTCGACGCTCGCAGGCGCTTGGAGCAAGCCAGCTCGACCTCGCCCGCCGTCAGCGGCGTATCGGTCTGGCCGGTGCTTACGGCGACATGGACCCGTATCGTCAGGGGTTGAATGCTGCGTTCCAGCTTGGCGGCGCCAACTTGGATCGGTCGATCAATATGGCCAGCGGAGCGTTCAATAACTCGCTGCAAACTGCTGGCAACGTCGAGACGTTCAATCGAAATATGCAGGCGTCCCAATACAATAGCTGGATGAATAACAATGCGGCGGTGCAGGCGGCGAATGCGCAGGCGGGGGCCATGGGGCAGTCGGGCATGATGGGAATGATGGGCGGAATCGGCGGCGGATTACTCACCGGCGCCGGGTTGGCACTCTAATGATCGACCTTGTCACAGACACTTGCCGAAAGGCTGAGAACTGGTTGCGGCAATACCGCAATCCGGTGGTCTTGTGGTCTGGTGGCAAGGATTCGACGGCACTCTTGCATCTCCTCATTCATAAGGTTGGTGCGAAGTTGCCTTGCGTCCAGTGGCGGGAGCCTTGGATGCGGGGACGCTATGAGCTGAGTGATCGGCTGACCCGCGAGTGGGACTTGGATGTCTATGACTGGGCACCCAGCCGCATCTCGCTGACTGACGGCACGGCACCGGATGGTT